ACTATGTCGTCCAAGTTCTCAACAAACTCATTCTTATCGCATAGCATGTATTTAGATATAACTAGATATTCTCCACTAGGAACTTCTATCATAGATAATCCAACACTCTCATGTCAAGATATGAATGTTTTATCGCTGTAAACCATAGGTTGTTTCGATAGCTTTTTTTGTAGATTTCTTATAGAATCACTCATGCTTAGAATTGTTCCACTCTGTGTTTCTATCATCGTCTTAGCGTCAGCAATAACCTTATAAAGCTGACTTATTTCTTCATCCTGCTTTTTAATCTTTTCTCTTAATTCACTAATCTGGTCTTGTTTGTTATTTATCTTGTTTGTGAACTCTTCTCTCATCTCTTCTACTCTAGTCCAGTCATATCAGAGTTTAGTCAGCCTTCTGTCACATCTTTCTAATGCCTCTTTAATGTTAGCTATCTCTCTATATGCTAACTTTAAATCTTCGTCATCATATCCTATCTTTAATTCTAGTGGTTCTTTGAATGCTTCACTCTCTAGTTTCCAGACAGATTTCTTTCCTTTCTTATTAAGTTCAGCTTTCTGTAAGTCTAAATAAATACTCTTTACTTCCATAGGTTAAGATAGAATATAAATCTGATGGTACTATACGCCTGTGGGGTGCAATATTGAAATTTAAAAAAGACACCGATTTGCAGGTGCCTTTCTTATTTATCTTGTAATTGACCGCTATAGGAATATAGCCAACAACGCAGCTATAGGTAATAACTCTAGTATCAACAATATTAATCATGCAAGCACTCATAATATCATAGATATAACAGATATTAATCAATCACGTACATTAGTGAATATCTCTTTACGTCTAGAGCATAAAGACTGTATATCTATATATAATATAAGATATGGTGCTATAATACAATATAACAACTGTAATAATGCTTTTTTCATGTTTATAAAGGTTAGGAAATAAACATATTAGTATATTACATTTTTCTAGTTAAAAGTCAACCTATTTTCACTTTCACTTAGGAGATGTACTCTTTGATTTTCATATCTTAGAATCTGTTATATCATTACCTTGTAAGTCGTATATCTTACCTTCTTTATTTAGTCATCATATAACAGGTCTCTCTTCTACATTAAATGCCTTTTCAATAGCACTTACATCAGCTTCATTTGCTCATATAGCATATAGTAAATCTTGTAGTTTAGGAAGTTTATCCATCAAAGAATCAGTTTTGGTATTTTCTATGTCTGATGATTCAATTATATCTTCTAAGAAGCTCTTAGTGTCTGTAGAGTACTTATATTTCTCTGGATTGTAATTCCATTCATCTAGTAGCTCTATAAACGCTGACACATTAAATCATTCTCATGGTATGTTCTTCTTTTCTTCATAGAAAGCCTTTAATATAGTAGGTAGGTCTTTTTCTAGAGTAGTAGGCTTATATGGTTCTCTAGCGTCAGATATTGCATTATTATATATATTCTTTCATTTGCTTAATACAGTATCTACTACATTTCATACTGAACCCATTATCTTCCTTTTAGTAGAAGGTATTTTTTGTTTATCCCTCTCACTAGAGATTTTATCAGCCTTTTCGTTAGCAAACTTCTTTACTTTAGCTAGATTACTATATATTGTGTCAGTCACAGTCATGAACTTATCAATGAATGGATGAGTACTTTTAATAGAATCCTGTAATCAGTCTCTAACACTCTCTACTGATTTCTGACTAGTATTATTCTTCAAATGGAAATTGCTATCAAATGAGTTTGAGTTTATAGATATTTCTCTGGCTAAATTCTTCTTATCTAATTCAGTTATCTCTCAATTTCTATATTTTGTCTCATACTTATCTAACTTAGCTAAATTATCTGGTTGTCATGCATATAGCTTTCTCAATAAGTCTATAGCGTCCATAACTGGATTGATAGTAGCTCAATTCTTTGTAGTATATGTGTCATTTGATGGACCAGTCTTTTTATTCTTTATTTGCTTTAATATAGAATTCTGTATATCGATTATTCATCATTGAGTATCTCTAACTTCATTTACTAGTCATTCAAATGTCTTAGTTCATCAGTTTAGAACTCTGTCTGGAAGATTAATAATTCAATTAGATAAATCTGGCTTTAAAGACCTGTCTTTTGGCTCTAATAGAGTTCATGCAAAGTCAGCAAGTACTCTTTGAGATTTAACTTGTCTCTCTTGCTCTGCGGCAGCGTTCTTTTCTCTTTCTAGAGCCTGTTTATTCTGCTTTTCAAGTTCTTTTCTCTGTTTTAGCTCTTCGAACGCCTTAATTATATCTCATTGGTTATTCTCTATGTCTTTTACGAAGTCTTTAGCACTATTCTGCTTCTTCCTAAACATGAATCTGAGTAATAATCATATTATCTCTTGTCATATAAACTGGTCTCGTTCTCTCTGGCTTTCTTCATCTGCTAGCGAATCTCTATATTGTTTAAGTCATGGAAGTTTATTAGCATAGAATCACACTTTTTCACTTCATGCTCATATAAGTCAGATTGCGTCTTCTACATATGGAGTAGCTCATAGAGTAGAGAATCATATATTAGTTAGCAATCAGAATGGATTAGTATTCATTAGATTAACCGTTCATCACATGATAGTATCTTTTAATCATTCTTTAGAACTAGTATATTTATCTAGTAATGATGGATTAATTCTAATATCTCTATCTACATTTCTCCAGTCTTCATCAGTAAGATTAGAACCATAAGTATTATAAGCATAATCTTGGATAGCTCATATAGTTCATTTTCAATCATACATATTAGAGTTATTCCAGATTGTTCTTATTCATTGTCATGATTTATCAAAAGACCATTTAACATTGTCCCATAGTTTCTCAAAGAATCATTTAGCTTCCTCTTCTTGCGTAGGCTCAACCCATCATAATCTAATAAGATATGGAGTAATGTCAGTCTCTTCTGGATGTAGAATATAATCTTTCATTATATTATAAGTAAGTTGAGGATTTTTTGTGTTCCAGATGTATGAATCTAGTAAATCATCGTTTGCTATTCATTCAGTATTATATCATCTCTCCTTACCTTTCTCTTTAAGATAGAATGCGAACTCTCATTTCCTACATTCTCTGTCATAAGATTGGCATAACTCTTGATTATCAGAAGTAAGAGATTTTTCAAACATACTCTCCAATTGTGATTGGTTTTCTTGCGTAGATGTATTATTAACGCTATTCCTAATCTGTGCTTTGCGTTCGTTCATTGAGTTCGCTAGCATTCTTATTGGAGACATCTGTTCATTAACTCATACAGCATTTTCTACGTTCTGAGTTATATTTTGATTTTCTTCTCACATTTGCGGATTATTATGTAAGTAAAATTATTATATATCTTTCATAGATGGCATTCATGTAGGATTCTGAGCAACATCTCATGTAGAGAATCAATTGAATGTATCAGATATTGCGTCATCAGAATCTTTCTTATCTGTTTTAACTCATGAAGTATTATTCGTAAGTATCGCAACATTTACGTTAGTTCTTCATTCTTTTTTGTCTTTTACAAATTGTTGCCATTGTTCATCAGAATAATCTTCATGGAATGTAGCTTTCCATACTGCGTTCAATAAGTCTTTATAAGCGTCTGTAAAATCTTTATCAGTACTTCACAATCATGTAGCCTGTTTAAGAATAGTAGCAGCGTCTCATATCATCTTCCATTCAGCCTCAGTAACCTGTCAGAAACTTACATTATTATTCCTAGCTGTTACCATTTTCTGTAGTTTTAATTCAGCTATTAATTTATCTAAAGAAGCATTGATAGGTCATGAAAGAATTTCCATTCATAATGGGTCATATCATACAGACCAGTTAATATCAAATTCTCAGCTATCTTCGATTCTTCAAGCGTCTTCTAACCTCAGCCATAATGCAGCCATATCTTCAAGAACATCTATTCATGCTTGATTTCATTGATTCTGATTGTATTGTGTCCAGTTCCTATACATTGTTCAGAATTCTTGTTCTGTTATCTTGTATGTATTTAATATATCTTGGTATCATTTACTACTAGCTCATAGCTTTCAAGTTTTAAGATATTGCTTAAACGCTCATTCTAATGCAGGGTCAAATCAGAACTCCCATCATTTATATCAATATCATTTAGTATTTGATTGGTATTCTATTCATGGATTATCTATATAATATGCCATATTATTAATATCTCATCATTCATTTGGTAACCACACATCAGTAATGTACTTTTTCCTCTCTTCATCGCTCATATTATTCCATCTATCTACAGTCATTCACAATCTATCCATATAACTCCATGAAGTAGTATTAAATGGGTTTTTACCTGCTGCTATAGCTTTATTTAGCACTTTGATTGTAGTATCTAATGGGTCTCAAATAAGTTTAGCATAATACTGTCTATTTCAGTTAGAGTTTATAAACGAATCTGTACCGACTTCATAATCTACTCATAATTCTGCTCATGCTCGTTTCATCCAATCTACTGTCATATTAGTAGGATTGTTGTTTCTCTCAGCTACTGTATAATTTGATTTGTCATTAGTAGTAGTTGTTTTGCTAGAATTAATAGCTTTATACCATTCTAGCTCATTAGCGTCTTTCTTTAAATCATATTCTGCTTCTCGTTCTGCATGAGATAGTTCTGTTTTATATCTATCATAAGCTGCATTATATCTTCATTCTAATATAGAAAGCTGATTTTGAATCTCTTGGCTTCTATTATTAATATAAGCATTTACTATATAATCTGGTACATCTCACTTAAATATGTTATTGGCTTCTTTCCTTAATCATAACATTCTTTGTTTTAAAGTATACATATCAGCTGCTATATTATCCATAGTCTCTTCTGCATTACTAGCTCATTTGTTAGATTGTAGTATACTATCAATAGATTTTAAAAGCTGAGTAGCACTAACGCTTAGAGAAGAATTATTGATTGCATAATTAGTAACAGAATCTGCCTTATTATTCTTTTCAGCAGCTGTTTCATAATCATACGTACCATTAGTTATAGAGTCTATAACGTCTTGTCATTGTAATTGCTTTAATATATCTTGTACTTCTTGATATTTAACAGGATTGAATATCTGCATGTCTCTATAAGCCTGCTCTCAATATGGGATTTCTCATGTCCGCACACTAGCTGCTATAGATGATGAGTCCATAGAATTGATAGCTTTAAAATTTGCACTTCTACTAGCGTCCATAAGATTAAATGGACTATTTACATCCTCATTAGTCTTTATTCACTTAGTAGCTTTTCATGTATCTGCAGTAGACTTACCATAAATAGTAGTACTAGTATCTTTATCTAGATTCATCTCTGGTGCTTCTTCAGATTTATTTTCTTGTGGCTTCATTTCTCACATTCTCTTATAGATAGATTCTATTGTATTAGCTCTATCCATCTCTGTAGAGTTATTCCAATCTGGCTGACTAGATAAATAATATGCTATCTCTTCCTTAGATAGTTTTCATTCATTATATAAAGCTGAAGCAATATTATCGTTTCTTCTAGCTATATATCATGCTTCTTGTGCGTTCTGCTGTCTAGCAGCTTCTCAGTATTTATAAGCGTCTAAATCTGATGTAGTAATGTCTGGATTGTATTCTATATTAGATGTATTCACTCATTCTCATTCGTTCTTAGAAGCTAATCATCCTAATGTAGACTGATGTTCTGGATTACTGTCATCTCCATACATACTATAATTTAGATTCGCATTCTGAGTTCATACAATGTTCTCTTCTGGGTAATCTTCTCTGTATGCTATAGGGTCTAGCATAGGTTGGTCTTTTTTACTTGCCATTTAATTAAATATTATAAGCTAAATCTATATATTCTACCATTCGTCGATTAGAATTATTCGCCATCTCTGATGTTATATCATTTCAGCTCTGGTCCTCTACTTTTAACTCTAACCAATCTCATTTATCTAAGTCACATTCTATATATCCAAACGCCGTCATCCTTAATATCTCTCATCACGTATTCCATTCCCAGTCAAATACAGCTCTATCTACAGTAGTTCAATCTGATTTATGTTGCAGGATATAACTATGTATTCTAGTAATGTCAGAACTAATATTGTTAAACTGTTCCTTATGTTGCAATCTATATCTTCATTTCTTTACTATGTCACATGCTATATATCACGTATGTCATCATGGAGTAACGTACTCTCATTTACTTTGTCATCGATTAGTACTTCAACTAGGCTCTACGCTCATATGCATTATATTCGGTTCCCATATCTCTATTGTATTTGTTGGTGTTCAATCTAACTTGGTTCATATAATCAGACTTCTTCATGCACTACTACCGTAATACTTATTAGAATATATTAACGTATCTCTTAGAGAAATAAATTGGTCGTACGTTGCAGGTCTATTATTATCAGAAATAGGATACCCAACTGGAGTAGCTCTATATCAATATAATCATTCATCCTGTAATCGTTCCATTAGTTATTAATTAATATCGTAAACATTATTAATCTTATCTTTGCAATGATATTTAATATCAATCTGTCTTACTATTGGTGTGCTTCTCTCTTCATATCAATTAGTTGCCTTTCATCTATTTATTACTATAGCATATGTTATCGTCTGCCAATCAAACTTGAAAGCTGATTCTGAATCCTTTCATAAATCATTAAATAAGTTAGACTTCTCCGTCCTAGTCTTACCGCTTTCTTGGTCTATATGCATAACCTTAAACCAGTTATTAGCAGTAGTAAAGACGGATGTAGATTTCCATAGGTTATTAGGACTTACATATACATCTATCCATCAGTTTTTAGATACCAATGGGTTAAGCTCGAAGTTCATTCTTATCTCATCTAACATCTTAGTGATAGTTCCTCATTCTCTTCATTCAAACTGTCTAGAAATCAGAACTCATTTCTCTTGGTATCAATCTACTCATGTGTCATATAATCTCATAGCTCGACATCAGTCTGAATCTGATACATATAAGAATCATTTATTTATACACATTCAGTAGACCTGCTTACCACTAGTTATCGTATCTCTTAATTGCCACTTCATATATCATTTATCATATCCCTGTGGATTATAATTGAATTTAAAGACACCATAAGCGTCTGCGATGTAAATTCATCAGTTATTATAGTCTCATGAGATAGATGTCGGTCATACAAAATAAGGTGCCTTATAATTCGTATCATATACGTTTAGACCTGCTCTTTGAGTGAATAATTTCACTGGAGTAGCTCACACCATTTTGTTTAAGTCTATAAGTCAGTCACTTCAGTCTATACTAGATGTGTAATAGTCTACTCAATTAATAGAATATACATGTAATACTCTCACTCATGTTAAATCTACTAAATTATATACAAATGTACTTCTTAGATTATTATTACCTTGATAGTAATATACTTTAGTATTCCATCATTCATCTACTGCTCGTACTTTCAAATATTCAAAAGTACAAGTCAGAGCTACTACTGTAACTCATGCTTCATAATGAAGTACTCTTTTCCATCATGTCTGTCAGTAATATTGAGTACCATGCTTATCTCAATCGTCTAATTCTGGATAATATACCCATATATCTTGTCACGCAGCAACTACTAGTCTTGTATTATTGTAGTTAAGAACCGCTGTAATACTTCATTGCATGAATAGTCATGTAGTATCATTAGCGTCCTCAATAGATTCATCTGTATAATCGTTGTGGTCGTATGGCAGATATGTCATTTGGTCGTCAGCCTGTGCTGCAGTCTCTAATGCACATGGCACACTAGCTATATATCAGTAATTTATATTTGGATTTGATGTTGTATCTACTCTATTACTAGCAAACCATAGCTTGTCTTGGAACACTACTCATCGTACTGTATCATATTTATAACTATATGTACTTCATGCACTTTGATTTAACATAGTCCATTTAGTTCAACTTGTAGAACTAGGTCAATCTGGCAATTCATTTCAGTTAGAGTCGTAATGTCAGTTATATTGGAATCTTTTTAATAATACTTCATCTCATGCTGTTCTAGTATCTATAGGTAACGCCATTACTCAATGTTCTCATAAGCTTATTAACTGACATTTATTGAAATATCATTGTAGATAATCTGCTCTATTAGATAGTTTAATACCATGCAATTCATCATCTGTGTTTATATTTGAACTATATTGAAAACTATGGTCTAGTCAGTAGTACATATCTTGCGTAACTCAATCAGTCCAACTAACTTGTGAGATTTTATTTCATCATTTTGCTGCTGTTACTTGTTTCTTTGCTTCTCAAACTGCCATCTATTTATTAATAATGACTAAAGAATGTTGTATTTGCAAAATCTTCTTCAACTGGTCTCTTATCCTTATTGAGTCCATATATATTATCATGTAATGTCTGTTCGAATTGTTGATAGTACCATTGTGCTTGTTCTGGATTCTCTGCTTGATAGAGTCTAAATGTGATATAATCATCTATAGCGTCTAAGAAATATCGAGGCAAATTCAGACTCTCTATTGTAGTACTCATAGTAATATCATCTGTATCCTGTATGTAGTTATAGTTTAAGAACAACCCATTCTCTACATTCTTTGTAGGAGTAGGAAATATCTTAATATGGTCTTTATCTACAAATACGAATCTAGGATTCATCTTAGAAATTCTATTCCATGTGACTGGAGACCCCATTCACTGTCTTCATCATTGAGAAACTAGATTGTCGTTATCATCGTAAGTATTATTTGTAGGCTTAATATTATAATCAGTCAGATTTATTTGTTTACATATTCTATAGATTGGATTTCAGTTCTTATCTAAGTCATATGCTACTCTTAACTGAATAATACTATAAAAATCTGGCTTTCAAACCTCTCATAATGGTAAACTATAATTAGCTACATCTTTAGTTATATTCTGGACAATAGAAGAAGTATTCTGCATTCATGATACATATTCTAATATCATCTTCTGAAACATAAGTAGTCATTTCTTATACCATGCCAATCGTACATCCTCATTTACTTGACTCGCTCATCTTAACTCTTCTAAACACCAGTTATTATACATATTTCTGATAGTTGCCATCTACAGTTAATTAATAATATAAATCTGATTATGGTTAAGGGTTAGCTGTTGCCAACCCTTAAAGTATAATCAAACTAGTCAGTAACTAGAGATTCTTGCCACTGGTAGTCTGTTCCTGCTCTTGTTTCAAGTCTTACGATGAACAAGTCGTTTAGAACAGCACATCCATACATACATTTCCATCCTACTGTAGCTCTCTGATTTAATGGGTCTTCAGTTCCTGCAGCACCAAATGGTTTGTAGAAAGTTTGAAGATTTTGAAGAGTACCAACTCCGTATGCACCATCTCTGAATGCATAAGAAGGGTAAACTTGGAAATCAGGGTCTGAATCTACTGTAAATGGTTTTACGTTAGCAGAAATGTAGATGTCATAGTTTACTCATGCAGTAACAAATCCATCTTTGATTCCTTTGAAGTCTTCGTAGATTAATTTATTCAACCAAGTATTAGTAGAAGATGATTTAGCATAATCTAAGAATACATTAGGGTGCATAATAATCTTGAATCTTTCTCCAGTTTGTCCTTGTGAAGCAAGGTAAGTACAAGCTTTAAGAACTAAGTCTAAGTCCATAACGTCAGCAGCAGTTAATTCACTTCTTTGTGTAGCTGTTCCTGCGTACATTGCACCAACTTCTTCAGAAGCCAAAGTATCTTGAATGAATTCATCGATAAGTCTTCCTGCGTTGTTAGCTAGTTCTCTACCTTGTGCAGCGATGATAGGAAGTAATGTTTCAACATCCAATACATCTGAGATGATAGAGTAGTCTCCTAATTGAACAGGTACTGCAGTTACAGTTTTAACTACATTAGTGTGTCCATCTGGAGTAACTCCTTCAGTTAAAGCAGCTTGTGCTAGAGTAGTTTTCATAACTCCTAATCTAGGCCAAGTGATTGATTTGTATCCTTGATGAGAAGCTTTAGTACCGAATCTCATGAATACTGTAGATGGTTCTCCATTCTCTAGGAATGATTTTTGAAGTAAGTAAGTTAAGAAATCATTAACGTTTCCTTCGTTATTAATGTTTCCTGTTTTCATGATATTAGCAGCGTTTTCAGTTGCAATATCGAATCTGTCAAATGCCATAATAAATAAATGTTATAAGCTAAATAAATATTTAGCTAGTCCAACATTATCAATGATACCAAGATTGAGTTTTAGCTCGTTTGATTAGCTCTTCAGAGTTCATCTCACTCATTTTCTTTCCCCCAACCTCAGTAGTTGGATTAGCTCATTCGATGACACTCTTAGCTCATATAGATTCTTCTTGCTTAGGCGTTTCTGCTTGAACGGCAGCTACTGGTTTTCAGTTCTGTCATTCATACAAAGATACCATGTCGTTAATACTTAATGATGAGTATTTATCAGCGAAGGCGTTAAAGTCTCACTCATAACCTTTACTCTTCATAGTATTCTCGAAGTAAAGTTTCTTGTCTGCAGCTCTACCTGCAATCTGTTCATCTAACTTAGCTTGAAGTTCAGCCATTTCTTGATTATGCTTTTCTCTCAATGCAGCATAACCAGATTTTTTCTGCTCTTCCATTCAAGTGTCTAATTCCATATCAGTCATCTGATAATAAATACAATGTAAAGTCGTGCCATTGTACCAACACGAATTGATTTATAGACTTCAACTTGTCTGTAATTGATTAGTTTAACGACTTGCAACTTCGGTCGAAAGTATTTGAGAGTTTACTTTCTCTTTTTTCATTCTACTGCTTCTTGGTCCATCTTGTTTAATGCTTCTACAGCTTTCCTTATCTCTTCTGGGTCAGCAGTAATAACTTTAACTAATCTCTCCATTTCTCCCATTCATTGAACGAATCCACCTAATACTTCAAAGCATGTGTATCCCATCTTTTTAGGGTCCATGAAGTTGTTCTTAGCTAATGAAACAATGTCTTCTTCTTGTTTCTTGATTCTCTTCTCCATACATTTCTTTAGAACTTCCCATCAAGGCATTTGTTCTAATTCTTTAACAGCCTCAATTTCTTCATCTGTTAAATCATCGAAGTTTTGATTCTCTTCTTTAGTAGCAGCATTCTTTTTATCCATAGCTGCTTCTTGTTCTTGAATTTCTTGCTCTAGTGCCATTTTTAGGTTAGAATATAGATATAAATTAACGTATCCAAGCTTTATACGCATTTTTTCATGAAGTTGATTTCCTCATAGGATTCTTTCATGGTGTGTGTTTCATAACATTTTTAGTGCTTACCCATCATGTAGGTCATGGCATGAATCCAGTAACTTCTTCTGGGTATCTTCATACGATTTTACCACTAGTAGTTTTTCTATAACCTTTCATTTGTTACTTTTTCTCAAATAAAATAGATTTATTATTCTGAATTATCCGTTTGATTGGCTTTCCCCATGTAGTCTCCAAGCAATACTTCACTTGGTCCATGAATAATGTCCTATCAATCGTATCCATTCATTCTGTCATTATTGCGATGTCTTCCTTAGATAACATTCAGATTCCTTTCTGGTATTTTCTAAGATAGTTATGTATCATCTGTCTATACACTTCTTTCTTATATCTCTTCTTCTTTATTCTGTCTATCTCTCAGATTTTGATTTCTTCTCTCTCAGGTTCCTCTTTCAGTAAATCATTCATGTCCCTAAGAATCTTTCGCATTGTATTACATATTAGATAAAAACTCTTTTAATTTATTTACCATATTCATATCTACTTTATGTTTCTCTAACTTCTCTTTATCCCATTGCCATACAGTAGTTGGTAATCAGTTTGATACTAAATACCTTCTAATGTCATCTGGTAATTTGAATAGAGGTACTGCAGCAAGCTGTGCTTCGAACTTAATCCTTCATCTAGGCTGTTGTACTACTGTTCTTGTTCAATTCCCAACAATTTCTCATTTAAGCTGACTTCTAGTAAACATAACTTGTTGTTCATTTGTTACTTTACTTTCGATAGCCGTAGTAACTGGGTTTTCTTCCTCAACAATAGCGTCTATTGCCTCCTCTAAAGTTACCTCTTTTACTTCTACTTCTTTTACAGGTTCTTTCTTCTTCCTGTTAATAGATATTTTTCTCTTTGCAGGCATAATATAATATTATATAATAAATCTGACTACTAACCAATTCCATTCGATACATCGATATTCTGCATTCCACCAACATTCATTGACTCTCATCTCTTTGCATGACTTCATGCGTCAAATCATGTTCATGAATCTACATTGTCTACTGTACCATAATTTATATTAGTTAATGGGTCATTCTTCATTCATGCCATCTTAAAGTCTGTAACTTTAGATTGCTGTGCCATATTCATTTCTTCTGCACCTAGTCATTGACTAACCATGTACTGAAGTGCTTGAATGGCTCTGTTTTTAGCGTCTGTATCCTCAGCTCTATTATAATACCATAGCCTCATCTGAACATTAGCATTTACTGGTATATAGATAGATACATTCTGATTTAATAACAATACATCCTGTTTGCATTGATACTCTTCCAGATTCATCTTAGTTATACTATCTATTTCACTCTCATCTAGATTGTTATAGTATGCTATAGCTCTCTGGATGTTGTTTAATAAGAATGGAGGAGTCGTAGGGTCATTTACTAACATGTTGTACTGTTCAATATATGCACCTTTCTTCTCTTCATACATAATAGACTTTAATATTGGGTCTACTACTATGATTGAGAAGTCTCACTTAATATCTTTCTTAGTAACCTTCTTATATGTTCAGCTTAATCAATTATTAACTCTTCTAACTACCTTCTTACTTGAATTTCTCCAATGATACAACATAAATTCTCTATATAATTCAGCGAACTCTTTTGTTCAGTAGGAGAGTATCTGATTCTGTAATGAAGTAATCATATTAGCATTGATTTTCTGTATCTTACTAGCTGTAGCTGTACTAGGGTCAGAATTGTCTGATAATCCTAATCATTGTGCTGTAGCATTAGTAAATGATTCAGATAATGCTTTATTCTTAATCATACCAAGACTATTATATAAGTCTGAACTTATCTGTGTCTGTGGTAATTCATACACCATACTAGAGATAGGTTTTGTCATATCTCTCATCTTAACAGGGAACCATCTATTCTTAATACTCTGATTCTTCAAAGTATTAATATTATTCATGAATACCTGTTCATCTATGAAGATATTTCCTCACATAGCCTCTCTAGTTACCTTAATCTTATATAGGTTAAGTAATAACTGCTCTGTTCTGTGTCAGTCTTCTACTATATTACACAAACTAGTTCCCCACCAATCCTGTGAATCGTATGCGAATCCATAAACAGCAATAGGTATAATATTATCTGTCTCTGGTACATCATATATATCTAATATCTGGTCGCATAGCATTAGTACTAGATACAACTTATTCTCTCCAGTATTCTCATCATATATATAAGTATAATGATAGTGAATTGTGTAATGTCCTGTTGTAGAATTATAGCAAGTAGCAATACTTCTAAGGAATGCGTCATCTGTCTCTAATCAGTCAATATATACATCATAGTGATGAAGAATCATTTCCATGAAGTCTTTGTTAGCTGCTACTGGGAGTTTCTCTAGCTGTTGTCTTGTTACAACTCTATCAAATCAGAAGAATGGATAATCCTTAACAAGTAATGAACCATCATTATAAGGATAAACAAATCTAGGGTCTATCCTCTGTACTGTTGGAACATTCTTCTTAGAGTCATACCCACTAAAAAGGAAAACGGCTTTACCATACTTAGCCACGTCTTCTAATCACATATATCTATCAAAGTCCCAATGTTCATTTATATAGTCTGTGTGAAACATATCTGTAAAGTTCCTAGCTTCCATCTGGAACAATACATTCTCATCTTCCCATGATACATCTGGCTCATTTACTATACAAGTTGCTTGCATAGTCCTTAAACAAGCCCAGAAAATCTGACTTCTTAACAACTCATCGTCCCTTTTAGTTGAATATATATCCCTCTGAGTCATAAAAAGAGAGTTTTTAGAACGGTTCGCTTCAAATCCATGTCTATACTCTCATATTATTTTCTGTCTTAACTCGTCTGTTAGTTTAACCATCTATCTAGCTATTGAAGTTAAATAACTGCTTATATCGTCATCATAATATCTTAAATATGGATACATCCTCATTATCATTGTATCTAATAAGTCTGGACTCCTTCAGATTCTTGCTTTCATCTTGTCCTTTCACTCTATCTTTGTCTTTCAATCTATACTCTTCTCATCTATATACACATTCATCATCTCCTGTGTGAGTATTTCCCAGTCCTTATCAGCGTCTAAATGTTCTCGTTTTACTGCTATCTCTCATTTCTGCACCTTATCTTGAAGTAGGAATGCACATTGACTCTTTAGATTAGCGTAATTCTGCTTAGTCATTCACTCTACAGGTCTAGCATTGTTTATAAATGCTGTACTGTATGGTATTCAGTCAACTACTCATCATCCTACTCAATCTGCGTCTATTATTATATTCCTTCACTCTATCTCGTACTGATTCTGTATCAATTTTATTGATGTCTTCACATCTTCTACACTACTTTTAGCATATGTCCATACTCTTATCCATGTATTTCATCTCCGTAAAGATATTCTAGTGGTATCTTTTCCAAATCTGGCAACGTCACAGATAAGAAAGTACTGGTCTCCATGAGATTCATTAGTCTTTAATAAGTCTAAGTCTCATTGTTTAAATAGTAACCACGTATTATCATCGAAATCCCATCTTCAGTATAACAGTCTTCTCTTCGTCTTCTCACTAGCTCTCTCTAGGTTCTCGATATATCACTTATCGATGAAGTTATTAGAATATACTAATGATGGAATGAACACCGCTCTATCTCAATCCTTATGCTTATGCTTATAATATCTCTCATAAACATGTCATGGATTAGGATTGAATGTCTCCAATACCTTCCCTAGAATATTACATTCAGTATTCTTGAATCTTCATACTCTAGTTTGTAGGATTTCAATTCACTCTAATGGACATTCTGCACTTTCCTCTACAAATGCTCATGTAAGTTCTAGACTTCAGAACCTATTATATAGAGGGTCTTGTGGTAAATAACATCACTCCCTTAGTAATATCTGACTACCATTGGGAAATGTTATTATGTTTGACACATTATTAAGTTTACCACGCATGTCTTCTGGTATGTTGTAGTCTCTATAGAACTTCTCTAATGAGATAACAGAAGTCTGCTTAATATTCTTAATAGTATCACGTACTAGAGCATATCTAACTCACGGATATTGATTACACATTCTCCATAACCATATGATTCAGAGATATGTCTTTCATCATCATGCTCATCCTCAGTATCAAATGGCCGTATGATAGTCGTCCATTAATACCTCAAAGGCTTTCTGCTGATTCTCCGTTAGTTTTATCTCTACGTTCGCCATATTATGATACAAGGGGTGCAAATAAAAAATAATTCTTATCTATTTCTCATATTCTCTCTCATCTTTCTTAAATAATCTTCATAATCTTTTTTCTCTTTAAGTCTGTTGGCTCTTCTTCTCCTACTCTTCAATGTATTCTCATTAGTAGAGAATGGCTTGCTATATTTATCCTCTAAATCTTCTAGTGGAATCTTAGTCCCTAATCGCTGCTGAAACTCATAGAGTCCAAATTCCTTGACACTTGCTCATCATTCTCTCGTGGACTCTCAATCTCTTCCTCTGAGAAATTCACATATGTATCAGAGGCAGAGTTTTGCTTTATATCATTCTGAATGTCATTCTTTGACTGGTCTGCTCATTCGTTACTAGCAACTGATATAAATTGTACTACTGGTGCTTTTACTTTCTCTCATTCCTCTTCTACTGCTTCTGGTTTATATCTCCTATCTCTTAACTTAATAAACTCCATAGCTGTCTTTGAATCTCATTGTCTGATTCTTCTCTGTATCGCAGCTCTTGCTATCATCTTTGGAAACTGTCTCGCTATATCCATTCTCCTAGCAAAGTCTGGATTAGTATTCCTATGATGATAATATGATGGTACGCTGATTCATGCTAATATACATGCTTCCTCTATAGTTCCATCCATCTTCAAACACTCCTCTATAATCTTATATTGCTCTTCTCAGATTCGTGGTTGATTATTATTCATCTGATTCTTAGCAGGAACTGGTATCATCTCTTCTACCGTCTTTACCTTAGCAAGAGTGCTTATGTCCTTTACCTCTTCTCAACTTTCTATCTTTTTCATTTGTCTTAAATAATGATTTAAACTTTAATCGCTGAGTCCTAGTCCAAACTCTAGCCTTCTCATGTCGCTCTAGCTTTCTATAATCTAGTGGAGTGTGTATACATCTATATAGGTCTCGATGTTTCTTCTTAACCCTCTGATAGAACGCATTGTAATTTACATAGGGGAGTCAGGCTTCTATCATTCTGGCCTTGTGTACTTCCCAACAATGCTTAATGTTACCTCTATGGTCTAGGTAATCTAATGGATAGACGAATTTTTGCATTATATATAATATTATATAATAAAAACATTTTAGTGTCTCTTATCATACTCTGTCCATATAGCTCTCCATTTTCTTCTAGGTGCATAAAAATTCTTAGTAGCCCATAACTTCTCATTCTTCTCAATGAGCTTTGGCATTATCTTCTTTAAGTCATATTTTTTTCATTTAGGAGAAAGTGATACATGCAACTTCTTAGCAAGTTTAGCTGATGTACCTTCTCAAAATTTTAAATCAATCTTTCTATCATATTCAGCGTTAGTCTTTAACTTTAACTCTGGATTTCATAACGGTCCAGTTATTAAATTACAATTATGACACTGTAAATTGATATTCTCTTCCTCTAAACATATCTTCTGAAATTTTCTACTATACCTATGTCATCATGCATGCTCTCCCCATGTACACAATCTACCACATGATATACATCTACCACTTCAATTCTCATCTGAATCCCTTAACCTAGAATTCTCCTGTGCTAGTTCCATAGCAAATTGTATTGGCTTAATCTTAGGTCACTCTGTCTTATACTCTCTCTTAGGCCTTCACTCCATTACCCTAATCTCATTCAAACACTTCCTCTTATACTCCTCTTCCTTCTTCTTTAAATAACTCCTCTTCTTCTTCTCTAACTTCTCCTTCTCGTATTCCAAACTCTTGTTAGCCTTAGCTACCTTATTCTTAAAAAGAATACTGTATTTATAATCAGCTTTTATCTCTAATTCTTTAAATTTCTTATCCCATTTAAGCTGTATACTCTCTTTTGTCTTCATTTAAGAAAAAACTCTGATAGTAAAACTAACAGAGAGTTCTCAATCAGAGTTTCTTTATGGCTAATTAATTTAGTAATAGAAATTTTTCATTTTTCAAGAGTAAATTATAAGTTAGTTTATAATTATTAGTAAACAAAATAGATAACATCCTTATGATACCTATTCTTCTTCCATTCATTATACTCCTTCTGTAAATCTCCCCACGTATCAGTCATATGTAATTCAACCCTATTCTCTACATACTCTCAATCAGAATCTATATAACCAACATACTCATATCTAGGCTTCTCCTTCTGAACCTGCCTAAATGTCTTCTCTTCCATTAGTTCATTATACTGAGACCTACTAACTCATCTAAACATCATTGCTATTTAATTAAATTATAAAACTATTCTTCATCACTCATAACCCACTCATGAAACTCATCCCAATTAGCTCACTTCACATTCTGCTTTATCCAAGTAAACGCTTTCCTAATCCTCTTATCCTTCTCCTCCCTTTCCTCTCTCCATAATCTCTGATAATATTCTGAATTCGCCTTATATTCATCTATCTTATCTATATCCACCCCATCTAACCTCTTTTCTAATTCAGATTTTTCTTTTTCTATTTTCTCCATCTTCTCATTAAATCTCCTCTTCGCCTCATCATAAGCCTCCTGCCAATACTCCCCAACCTTTATATACCCTCTATCTACGTCATGTATAATTAAGCCATCCCTAATCTGATTGTCTAACCATCTTACCGCCTTTCAATCCTTCCCACAATACTCCAATATCTCCTTCTTCTGTAAAAACCATGCCATCCTATATTAGTTAAAAATCTAAAAGTTGTAAAAACGACAACTTAATATACCCAAAAAAATATAATTTTCAAGCACAAAGTTGTTTTTTTTGCAACCAATATTCTCCCCAAAAAAATATCTCAGACATGCAAAACTTGATGACTATCTCCCTAAAATATGGAGAAACTTGAATTCAAGTCTATTCTTTTCTCCTTTTTTTGATGATTTTTTGTGGTTGTTTTTTTTGCAACTAACATTTTACCAAAAATAGCGAGTGATAATCTATGCATATAACCCCCACCACGCAAATCGGTGGGTGGCCGTCTTATTTTCAAGGCTCATTAACTAACTTTTCAACGTCTCACGCTCTCACAGACTGACTGAAAATAGAAAATTGAAAACATGATACAAAAAAACAGTATAAAAAATGATTAGAAATCCCAGTTTATACCGTCTCACAAAATCAAAATAGAGATATTTTATATTGTTTATGGAATATTGTCTGTTTTGTGCTTTTTTGTGATAAACAAACCACAGAAAAGCAATTAATATACAGTTTAAAAAGTAAACCATAGAAAACGGATTGAAAGAATAAAAGCATGATAGTATATAGTATATATATATGTAAGATATTGAAAAGTAAAAAGGAAGAAAAAAAAGTCTGATTAACTATCCAGAATGTACTAGTTTTTCATGATTCACAAATTCACGCATAAGATTTTAATTTTAGATTTTTTTAGGATTTTAAAAATAGAGGATTTTTTAGACGCTTGTAATATATATTTTATCCAGTCTATAACTTGCAATACTCAATTTTATGAAAATCGCTTGCAATTGATTAGCAATTTTATATCATATAGTTAGTTCAATACAAGAAAACATGGACTGCATTAGACTAAACGTATAGGATTGTAGGAATGTTTATATATTGGACGACGACGTTATAAATAATTGACTGTTTACTGTTTATGGTTTACAAGTCTAGAAGGTATTTTACAGAATAACCAAATGCTCGCTTGCATATGCAAGGAATCCATTCACTCTAGGAATAGATAGGATTTTCAATGACTGTTTGACGTGTAAATCGTCGCTCGAGAGGTAGTAAACTTTAAAAGCTCATTTTTACAAGTGAGGATTTTCTTAAAAAATAACCTTTTTAGTATATAATCACTTGTAAACATGATAAAATCAAAAAACTGATATAATGCAGTAATAGAGACTGTAAAAAATAACTATTTTATAGAATTAGAAAAAATCTGATTGAAAAAATATAGATTCAATGCATATTCTGAATGAGACTGTATATGGACGTTGAATTATAAAATTGAAAAATTGAAAAAATGAAAATTCACTGAATGTATAATTGACTTTTTAAACGCTTTTAAAATAAAAGATTTTCAATTTATGGACTATTAATTGAAATCGAAATCTCACTTGTAAAAACAAGCTTTTAGAGTTTATGCTTTTTAGAGGTCAATTTTTACTAGTTGCATTTTCTTAAAAATAACCTTTTTAGCTTGTAAACTAGTAAAATCATGAAAAATACAGTATACAATATCCAGTTAGGATTGAATGATAAGGACGAAAAAATCCAATTAATAGATAGTGAATCAGCAAAAACTATCGTAAAAAAACAATGCATTGACTTTTTTTGATGAGGTAGTATTTCACTTTTAGAGTGAATTTATAAACATGAGGACTGAACTGTAATAACTGAAAATTCTGTCAATATATACCTTATAACTGAAAAACCAATCGAAGAATTTATCCAGACTTTGAAAGCAATTTTCAATCAGGAATCCATATTAGTGAGTAAAGCAATTGAAAATATAGAATTTATGTAATATATCCACTTGCAACTAGTAAAAACTGACTTTTAAAAAGCCAGAAATAAAAATCTGAATTAATAAAAACAAATCTAATAAAAAAACCTTTTTAGTTTACTATTTTTGAAATCATGAAAATTTTAAAACCAGATTATGAAAAAACCAGTAAAGAACTGGAATTTTGAATGAGTATTCATGCTGAAATGTATCATGAATGAACTCATCAAATTTTTAGAACATGGATTCAAAAGAATTGAGAACGTATAGGAGAAATCCAGACGCTACATTTGAAATCATGGTACAATCCAGAGGAATATGTGAACTCATTCATAGAAGAATTTGAATCTAGAGCCGATGAAATCTAGTTAAGAACTAGCAAAAACAAAAACAAAAAACCTTTTTAGCTTTTAAGTTATAAACTCATGGCATACACAATCAATATTTGAAAATTTACATTTGTATGTAAAAGTGATTATGATAGAATCGCTTTTCATCATACGGCTGACGCAATTTATAGGAATAGAAATGTAGGGAATTCATATTGTCAATATTACAATAGAACTCGAGAACGTTGGACTTTTCAAACGGCCGTTTTGGATTCTTTATACAACGCTGAAGAAAATAATAGACCGAACAAACGAAAATATCGAGAGGAATGGCTTAACTCTCCATTGAAAAAAGCAATCGATGAGGCAAAAAAACTAGCTAGAGAAAATCTATACTAAAATTTCAATCCTAACTGATGAGAATTTATCAGTTGGGGATTGGAGTTTTGGAACTCCATAGTGGTTTGCAAGTGGATTAAATCCTCCATTCTATTGCATGTGGATTCATGCAATAGAAATAGAGGCTTTGAACTCTAACCTTTTTAGCTTTTTATTTTTCTATTCATGAAAAAAGAAGAAATCTACTCAACAATTAGAGGACTCGCTAGGAGTCAAGGTTGCCGATGAAGATTATTACATGCATGGGAAGAGGCATGAATAACTGAAACGGCATTAGAAGAACTAGAGAAGATGAATTTTAAGGATTCATTGGATTTGGTACTGTTTCTAGAGTGAAATGCGTAAATGCTAGTAAAAACAAAAAAGAAATCTGAATAAAAACAAATTAAAACAAAATTAACCTTTTTTAGCTTATTTTAAAATTATTATCATGAAAAACTTAAAACAAATGCTTATGGAGAAGAATTATCTCTACTGAATGTGTCAAATGACTGGTTATATGCCAGAAAATGAGGACTTGTTTTACAAGCTAGATTGAGACAATATCAAGGAATTATTTCAAAAAATTAAGGATTTATACAAGGAGGACAAGAAAAATTATATCAAGGCGTATAAATACATAACTGAACTTGAAATGTTTATCAATTGGAAAGGTCGAATGTACTCTGAATATCCAGATTTATGAGATGATAAAAACAATAGTACAACATTTGGAAGAATGTGGGAGAAAATGCATGATTTCAACTGTAGTAAATTCGATTATAATACAGATGAATGAAAATATTATTTCCAAACTATAGATTAGAACTGGAACAAAAACAAAAACAAAAATAACCTTTTAGCTTATGTTTATTTCATCATGGATAAATCAAATTATAAAACATTAGGTCAAATGCTACAAAACATTGTAGAAGATAGTAATGAACGATTCTCATTGCATGAGTTTTTATTAGAATCTACTGAAGAAGATAGAAAAGAAATAGAATCTAAACTAGTAGACGCTGACTATAAACAATTTTATGAATTTATGGATTCAATATCATTTGTGAATAGAACAGAGGTACAAATGGCAGTCTGTGAGTATCTAGAATTTGTAAATGATAGACCATTATGTATGTGAGAAATGTGAGATATTTATGAGATTGTAGATGATTATATAGGAAATAGAAATCTGAAATTAGAAGATGAGGAAGATTAATTTATATCTTAATATTTCAAATCATGGAACGAGAAACTTTAGAAAATGGTAATTTATACAAGGATTTATGAACTACTGGATTGATTATAAGACCAGACTGAACTTGTATAATTAATTACTTATGAGAGAATTGAGACTATCATCAAATAGCTTTTGATAAGGCAATAACTGATGATTATTGCTTGGAAAATAAAAAATACATATTAGAGAAAAAAGAGGAAGAATTTTTTGAACTTATTCACACTTTTAGCTTATAAGTTTATACAATCATGACAAGAAAAGAAATGATAGACTTTTTATTGACTCCAAATAAGGCTTTTAAACCATTTTGTGAGCCGAATGAATACAAAAGACTTATGAATGAGGCAAAAGCCAGTCGAGAAGAAAAATCTGATGAAGAACTCACTAAAGCTTATAATGAGCTTATGAGTATTGCAAAACTTATTTAACCCTTAACCTTTTAAAAATATGAGTACTAGAGCAACCGTTTATATTCATTGATATGATGAATCATTATTAGATATTAAATTGTATCATCATTGGGATTGATACGTAGATTATCTAGGAGAAATGCTAGATAAAGCCTTACAGAAATGGAGAAAATGAATTAGAAAAGACGTATTACGTGCAAAAACATTACTAGAAAATGTAATAAGAATCTGATGATTCGAACAAGCTTGGGATTGCCATTGAGACGTGGAATATATCTATCATGTTTATTATGATATGACGAGCTGATATGATAAGAAATGAAAACACTATCATGACTGACGGTACAGACTGGAATGTCAGAGTTGAATGGATTATGGAGAGGACAAATTAAATAAAAAACCCCAAGTTTTATTAAGTCAGTACTGGGATTGAAAGAAAAAGAAACTAGATTGTAAACAAGCTGAAATAGAGCTTGGGAACAGATGAAAATTCATACCAGAGTATTTTAATTCTTAACTAGTTATAGTCATGGAAAAAAGAAAAACAATCAAAATGCTTACAGACTCTCTTATTGAGGAGACTGATATAAAGTATACAGCACACTACCGATTTGAGAATTTGGAGTGAATGATTACAGACCTCATAAACGAGAATATATGAGAATGTACTAAAGATGAGAAAGCAGAAATAGTACATAACGTATTTATGTACGTATTTAGAGAATTAGAGACAGAGAAATACAAATTCATAAGGTACTCTTTACCAGTAGAATTTTGAAGAAATATCTTTTAGTTATTTATATCATTAATAATTATTATCATGACGATAGAACAATTAATTAAAAAACTCGAGAAAGAAAAGAATCAAAAGGCAAAAATCAGAATTAAATTCTGGGATTGAACTTTTAATCATCGAGTTGACGTAAAACATTGCTATTTCAATGTTGATAGATTTTATATCATTACTAATGATTAATCATGGAGAATAAGAGACAAATTAGAGACAATGTCAAAATGATTAAATCAATCATAAACGACGTATTAGACAGCGAAGACCAAAGAAACGACGACGAAAATTTCTTTGCTGTATTAGACAGATTAGAAATAATCCTAGAACTTTTAAATCCTAACCAATTATAATCATGAAACATTCACAAAAACTACATTGTCGACAAATAGTGTCAGAAAAAAAATGAGAACTCGACTATCATAATATTGATAGTGAAGACGATGAGCTTACCCAAGAACTATTTAATACAATCCTAAAATGGACTGATTTCGATAGTAAAATCCTATCAATTACTAGAATTAACTAATTTTATCATTAACCAATTATTAAAATGTCAATGTGAGTATGCCCTTGTTGTAATAAAGCAAATCTA